TTATTTCCCAAAACCACGCCCACAAATAATCAGCACCATCGGGAACGATCACGCTAGGGACGGGAACGCCGAAATTTTCGTTACGTTCCCGCCGGGTTGTTCCGTCTTTCCGGCGGGTGTCGTAACGGACAATGACGCGGACGGCTTCGGCCAATTCGTCCGCGACGGTTAGAAAAAATTCTTTTGGTCGCCCAAATAATCATCAACCTGTTGGCGCAACCAGTCAACCGCAAGCATTTCGGCAAGGGTTGCCCGATTGAACGACGGTTTTTCGCCGTTCCATGTTCCTTCGCCGTGCCATTCCCAACCGACCACGGCAACCGAACAGAGTTCAACCGAATTGCGTTCGGTGTCGGCGCTGGACACGGGCACATTGCGCCGCGCCTTATGCATCACGGCATCGCGCAATGTCCGCACTTTGGCTTTGATTTCCGGACTGTCGGGCGGCAACAGTTCAAGCCGCAATCCGACGGCTTCACCCGTCTTTGGGTGCAAGATTTCCATTTGTGCGCGTTGCGTGCGCAATGTGGCAAGGTCGAGCATTTCGGTTTTCCTTCAGGTTAAAAAGATGGCGCGACTTTCGCCGCGCCATTAGTTTAGGTCAGTCACCGGGAGAATGTCAATCTTAGGTCGGGTCAACCACGGTTTCGCGTGCCATGAACCCGAGTTGGAAGATTTCCACGTCGAAATCTTCATTGCCGCCTTGCGGCCGGGTCGGTCCGGAAACCAGTCCCCAATTGTAAAGCAGGGTATTGGTGCCGCCGCTGGTCAGCTTGTCGTTGCGTTCGATCTTGAACGCATAGGGAAGGTTGGAAAGAGCGGCGGTGCGCAACGCGTCCTGCCCGCTGTCGGCGCTGTCGCGCATGACTTCAAGCGTCGGGTTGCCGGCATCGTTGATGCCTTTTGCTTTCTGCTGGACGGTATCGCCCCAGGTCGGATAGTTCAGCATGTTGGTGGTAGTGCCAACTTCGCCCATGTTGCCGACTTTCTTGATTTCAACCCACGTCAACGCGGCGTAAGCCGTCGCGTCGGCGGGTGCGGTCGCTTGCGACGTGGCGCAAATGTAGACCTTAGAACCCTGCATTGAATTGCCCATGTCGTAAACCCCTTTCAGCCTTCAAAAGCACGATAACGAACCGATAACGGAAAAACCGCTTTTTGTCCATCCTCAAACACCCGGCCAATGCGCGGCGGCGCGTAAATTTCAACCTTTGTTGTGGTGCCGTGCAAAACGGTTGCTTGAGCGAACGCGGCGGCAAGCGCCGAAATGATCGGCGCGGCCGTGGTTGCGCCAACATCGGGCGAGACATAAACGCCCAGGTTCAGCAATCCTTGGTTCGCCTTCAGGTCATTCCAGCCGGGCAAAGCTTCGCCGTTCGGAATATGCACCACGTCAAGCCATGTTGCCGCGTCGGTCGGTCCGTTGCGGTTCGGCCATTTCACCGAAACCGACAAAGCATCGGTGACGGTTTGGACGTGAGCGAAAAGCAATTCTTCTATTTCGTTCATTTGAGTTTTTCCACCGTTCGCGCCACAATTTGCGGCCAATTTTGCACGGCACCGTCAAGGAAACCGTCGCGGAATTCTCGGGCGGCGGCATACGATGCCGACCAACCGAAATAAATTGTGTCGCCCGCCTTGACACCTGCTAAGGTCGCTTCAACCGTTTCGGCTTTCCAATCATATTTGCCTTCAGGGTCGCCGCGTTCCGGTCCTGTCGGCATTCCGGTCAACGAAATCTGACCGGACGCACGCAAGAAACCAGTATCAACCCGCATTCGCCCGCCTTTGTCATCCGACAATTGCGCGTCGTCAATCACGTCTTGCACCGATGCCCGGATGACGGCATCCGTCAAGACTTCCGATTTCGTGACAAAATCGGCAACATCGGCAACAAATTTTCGGTTCGTTGTGGTCATGCCTGGACGATGCCACAAAATCACATTTTTTGCAAATTGCCGCTTGACGCGTTCCCGTGTTCGTGTATATTACAAATAACAACAGGAAACAACGTGTCGCGGCAATCCCGCCGGCGACCGAACCCAGGAAAGGGGTTTTCAATGTTTGTTCTTTCTTCCGCTTCGGGCCGCGTTTACACTGGCAAAGCCGGTGACGCTTGGTTGTCGGCCGTTGCCGGTGACGCTTTCGTGTATGGTTCGGCTGTTGAAGCCGAACGCAAAGCGGCGATGTTCAATCGCTCCACTTGCTTGCATGGTGAGACTTTCACCGTCAAGGATGCCGCGCAATGAATGCGGCATCCACGCTTTGCGCGTATGTTTCCGACGCTTGCGGCGACAAATATCTGTTTACGGTTTCGGACGATACACCCGAACACCGCAAGCGGTTTCGCGACCATGCGCGGTGGTGGATGAAAAGCGGATACAAAACCGCGCCACCAAACAAGCAACCGGCGTTTCCCTGCCGGATAGTTTTTGAACCAAACGAACCGGCAAATTAATTTGCCGGTTTTAATTTTTTCCGCTTGACGCGTTCCCGTGTTCGTGTATATTACAAATAACAACAGGAAAGGAAACGGAAATGCTCACTAACGAACAGATGAAGCCCGGCCGGTTTGCCAAGCTTGCACGCGGTCGCAAACTGTTCGCCCGCATGGTTGCTTGCTGGAATGCCGGCGGCACCGTCTCTTTTGGAACCGCTTTGCGTGTAACCCATGTCAAGCCCGCCGCCCGCGACATGATTAAGCTTGGCGCGTCCGGTTCGCTTTACATGCAATCGGGCAAGAAATGGGTTTGCATCGATTATTGCGCGTTCCTCTTTACTGCCTAACCCGAGAAAGGAAACCTGACAATGATTGATCTGAATACACCGCTTAATCGGTGGTTGGTCAAAGCGGCTTTGCATCGTGCGTTGAATTCGATTGACAACGAAATATCGGAACAGCGCGGAAAGCTTGCCGACGCCCGGACCGGAACGACGCGGCATCAAGCACGATGCAAAATTGAATTGCTGGACGAACGGCGAAAACAATTCCTGACCATGTTCAACGCACTCACCGAGCCGGGTGCACCGGGTGCTTAGCGCCCGGTTTTTCTTTTTGCCGCGCCGATATAGTCAATCTTGAGTTTGACCACACACCGACAATTGATTGTTTCAGCCGGTGGCGCACCTAACGAATTGTCACCCGGAAACATCATGCGGTAACCGTCCGGTGTTACAAACGGTTCATTGACTGCGACGGTTTGCCCTTCCATTTCCAAATGAGTTTCACGCGTTCGCCCGTCATTGCCGGTGCTATCCCAAACCCGCGAAATGTCGCGTTCCTCATAGTTGCCGGTGTCAACAATCTGTTTGATTGCTTCGTCTTGCGACTTGTTCAAGGCGGTTAGCGTTTGGTCACGGGCGATTGTTTCGCCACGGTAACGCAACAGATTGTTTTCGTATTGTGTGGTTAGCTTTGTGACTTCATCGGACGTGAGCGGCTTGCCGGTGTCGAGCGCCTTTTTTACCGTCGCGTCAAATCGCTTGTCCCGCAATTCACGCGCAAAATAATTGCCAGGGTCGCCCAAGTGCATGTTTTGCAGTTCTTCCCGCGCATTGGTCAGCCATTTGGTTTGCGGCCCGTTCAAGCCAATAATGCCGCCGGTTCGTTTGCCGGTGAGCGGATCAATGCGGCCGACAATATCAAGCGCGATGGAACGCGGGTTAATGCCGGCACGCATCCCGGCTTCAATCACGTTGCGGATTTGCTCCAATTGTTCCGCGTTGATCCGCGTCACCAAGTCGGACGAAAATTCGCGTAACCAAGCTTCAGCCCGAGAATTCCGAACGTCAAAACGAAAAACCGCCTTGCCGACGGGTCGGCGGATTTGGTCGGCGGTGAAAATGCCGCCTGTTTCAAACGCACGTTCGATTGCAGCGGATAACGGGCGAAATGCCGCTGAAGTCAACCCGACCGCTTCAACCGCCGCTGTTGCGTTGCCTTGCTTGATTGCTTCCACAATAGCGGCAATGGTTGCGGCATCTTTGATTTCCTGGACGGATTGAAGAAAAGCCGCCTTGACGGTCGGCGTCATCCGGTCCAGCAAATCAAGAAAGGTTTCTTTTTTCTTTCGTGCCATGATTAACCAGCCCGGCAAATCAGATTGTAAACAACCGGTGTTCCGGCCGCTGGAATAGCGGCGACATGCACAATCTTGAACAGCTTTCCGTCAATGCTCACGCTGTCGGTGATTTCAGGTGTCACCGCCGGAACAGCGCACGTCACTTGCACGTCGCCTTGAACAGCAATTCCGCCGGTAACATACTTGTGAGCCGGTCCGCTTGCCGAACCGTCAAGCGCCGTTGACGTGCCGGCGGCAATTGTCGGTTTCCACGGGTCGCCGGTTTCGGCACCCGGTTTGATTAGCAAAATCGAACCTTGTTTGAATTCGGAAAGAATACCGCTTGCGGTTTCCTGCATTTCATCGTAAAAGCCCATTGTGAACCCCAACCGCGTTAGTTATTGGCAACGGTGCCGACTATCGCACAACCTGAAGGAAAAAGAAATGACCGAAACCAAAGCCCGCACCGTCGCGAGTGCGTTTATTTCGACTGTTACCCTTCCGATGCCGACGGCCGAACAGCGGGCGGAAAGTCGCGGCAAGGGCGGCAATCGTGGCGTTTACCCGTTCGAAGCCCTGGAAGTTGGCAAGTCGATTGCCGTCATCGGCCGCAATGCCAAGCAGCTTTCGACCACGATTTCCACCGCCAATGCCAAGGGTTACCCGGTGACCGATGCCGCCGGCAAGCCGGTGCTCACCGCCAAACTTGGCGAAGACAACAAGCCCGTAAAGGGCGAAGACGGAAAGCCCGTCATGATCGCAAAGACGCGCAAGTTTTTTGCCATCAACTGCAACCCGGAAACCGATCCGGAAAAGGCAACCGCCCGCATTTGGCGCGAACAGTAAGCGGCAACTGTTTGCGACATGGAACCGCCGGTCAACCGTCATTGGCCGGCGGTTTTCTTTTATACCCTGCCCGAGCGCCCGGAAAGTGACCACGTTTCGGCCGAAGCAGAAAGGATCGGGCGGAGAATGCCGCCAATCTTTCCAATCTGCAATTGAGCATCGTGCATATTGAATGCGCCCGCATATGTCACCGACACCGCGCCCGAGACTGCGACCGAAAGTTTTTCCTTGCCCGGCGTCCAGTCAACGAACAACGAACCGGGTTTTTCAATGTGGCGCAACGCGACTTCATAAGCCGCCCGCTCCAATTCGGACGGAACCGCCGTTGACGAAATCGTGTCGCCAAAAATATCAGCGGCGTTTTCACGCGGCCATTCGCGTTCCTGGTCGCGCTTGTCCGTCTTTTCGCCTGGAAACGACGTTCCGAATTTGTCATCAATCCATTCGGCCGCAAGGATCAATGCGGCGTCACGGTCGCCCGTGCTTGCCGCGCCCCATGCGGCATTCCCGCGTTCGGTGTGATAGCTATCTGCGCCCGAGCGCGTGCCGTATATGGTCGCCATTGGTTTTCACCTTTCAAAGAAAAAGCCCGCCGGGTGTGGCGGGCTTGATTATCGCTCATTCACTCGGGCGGATCAAGCGCCGGCAACAGCCGACCAAGCCGCCACATTGTCGGCGTACCCTGCCGCGTCAAACGCCCGTTCGCCCGTCGCCTTGTTGACGACGTACCAGCGGCCGGCATCTTCCACCACGTCAAATTCGGCCGGCTTTTCGGCGCTGCCCTTGGCGGGCTTGGTCGGCTTGGCCGGCGGCGGTGCCACGGGTGCGGCCGCTTCGGTCGAAACGAACAGTTCCCAGGCCGACGGGTCGGCGTCGTAATCCGACTTGTTGATAATCAGGCGGTTGCCATCCTGACCTTTGACATCAACGGTCGGCACGTCATGTTTGCTCATTTGGGGTTCCTTTCCCTGTTGGGTTTGTCAACCCGGACGGTATAGCACCTTTTTTAAAGGTCGCCAATCCGAATATAAGACATGGTGCCCGAGCCGCCGGCAATGGCGAAAATGGTTTGTTCGTCACCGACAAGGAAATCAACCTTTTCCGACGTGCCGACCGGGTAACCGTTCGCGGTCGAAATGGCCGGTGCTGGTGTATCGCGTTCGATCCGGACGGAGACGGCGACGGTTGACCAAACGCGGTAAACACCGGGTTTCAGTTGTCCGGTGTTCGCCGCTGAAGTCGAAACGGAAAGCGTGCGGACGGTTTCGCCCGAGATTTGAACAGCGTCAAACATTTTTCAGTTCCCTATAAGGTGTTTGAATTGGAGCGCAAGCCATGCGGCCGCACCGATGGAAAACCCGGCCAAACCCCAAAGCGCCCGCCCGGCAATGCCCGCGCCTTCAACGCGGTTTTTGATTGCAACAAATTCCTTCAGCGTCGGTTGACTTTCGGCAACGAAATTTTCAACCGTCGTCATTCGGAATTCGATTGCTTGCACCGAATGGCGCAAACCTTCAGTTGCCGCGTATTGCGCCTTGCGGCTTTCTTTTGCTTCGGCGTTTTCAG